GGTCCCAAACTTGGTGTAGTTAAACCATTCAAACTTATCTGGAAAGAAAGGTAGTGTTAAGTTATAAGCCACACCTCCGGATTGGAGATATCCGCCATAACTATTAGTAACCTGGCTAAACTCACGAATGCCAGTGAAACGATTTAATGCGTTTCCTAATGGTGCTGTCATGATATTTCTCCTTTATTAACCTTTAGTGCTTCTTAAAGCCACACACCAACTATCGTCGAGGATAACGCAGCCTAGACGACCCTTCCAGCCCATAGTTTGGCGCTGATTCAACGGATCCTGTCCAGCTCCTAATGGCTTGATAATCATTTCCATAGACTGATCGTCAATGGTGATTCGTCCGTAGGCGTTAGCCGCAAACAAGAAGTTGTAGTAAATAGCTGGTGAAACAGTTACATCTTTGTAAGCCTGAGTTGTTTTAACCAGTCTGACCTCATCGCATGAGCCAAACTCGGCTTCAAGCACTGATTGCTGTCTTGGATAGTCAGCAGTCGGGAGGAAGTTAGATAGGTTTTTAAAGTCCGTACGCAGGTCTGTGGATATGATCATCCAGTACGCAGCCCATACAGGAGCCGTTCCGTAGGCATTTGTGCCCTCCTGATTAGGCGACAGCTTCTTCCCGTTGTTTCCTTCGAGATAGTCGACTGCAAGCTCTAAGTCAGTTGTAGTAACCTCTGTAATCGCATTTCCATTGACTCCGTTAATGCAGTCAATCTGCGCAGCAGTAGCTGCAAGCATGTTTCTAACGATTTTATCGTACGTAGAGGCCATGTTCTGTGCTAACATGTCCGCCACTTCATTAGCCGTTTGATCCTGGACGGTGATGATGACATCATCGCTAATCTCAACAACCTTACCGTATTGTGATACCACGGCAGTGATATCAAACTTCGTAACCTGCTCTGAGGCTGGGCTAACACCCTCACTTAACGGCGTGAGGGCATCAGCTAAATTGTCAAAACGACGAAAGATAGCTGTTTTAGAGTTCTTCTGAGGGATACGTCTCTCTTGAGCGAAGTACCCGTGAACGTAGTACGGCTGGTGTCTATCCAGCAAAATGTTATCGAAGAACAAGTTAACTTCTGGGTCAACTTGCACTGTCGTAGTAGTGCCAAAAGCCATTTTAGTCTCCTAGTCAAAAAATTAGTTGACTGTTGAGACAAAATTTTTTAAGTCTTGCCTCTAGGTCTCACCTCTAAGCATCTTCTGACGGTATTCACGGAACTCTTTTTTTCCTTGGATTGACTTCAAATACTCAACTCCTTGAGGCCTTGAAGATCTTCCCACGTCAGCAGGAGATCCGGGCTTATGAGCATTCTCAACAATCCGTTTTCCATCGTTGTTCCTCACTTCTCTACTAAGTGGCTTTTCTTCCACTAAGTGTATGTAGTCTTGAACAATTTCATACGCTCTCGCGTATCGATTAGGAGCCGTGTCAACCGAAGAAGCAAGCCAGGGCTTTTTCTCTAATATCGGTTTCAAATACTGATTAATCTTTTGAACAGCCTGCGGATTCATGTCTTGATAAAGCGTTTCAAGAATGTCTCTCTTAGCTAAAGCATTCGCTTGATGTAAGTCTTGTCTTTCAACAAGAGCATTAGGGTCTTCTTTGACCTCATCTTGCTTTTCTCCCGGCTGCATACTTTTCAAGTAATCTTGGTACGCTTGTTGGGCAGCTTCAGCTTTTAGAGCTCTGGCTTCAGCATCCTGAAGCTTCTTCCTAGTCGCTAACATTGCAGCAAGAGGAACCATCTTCTGTTCGTCTTGTTGCTCTTCCACAGACTCACCCATTGATTGCTCGGAGACAGCAGCCTCTAGGTTTTGTTCTTCTGTTTCAATTTCACTCATTCAAATGCTCCCGTTATACGCCCGTACTTCGGCGACAAGTTTATTCGCCCGCTTCAGCGGCGACCTGGATGGATTTTCCCAAAGAGGGAAGACTCAACTTATTATTTGGGTGCATTACCCAAAGAAGAGCTTGTGTCCCAGCTATGTTGTCCACCTCATACACATAGGACTCGTTTTTAACAGTAGGCATCTCATATAAGGCCATCATCTTTGGAGTTATATGAGTCTGTCCCTTCTTCCTCTTAGACTCTGCCCATCCCATGATCCAGTACTTATCCTTGTTTAGGTTCTCTTTCTTAACCTTCTCAAGCATACGGGTATGACGATCAACTAAATGCTGACGCTGTAGTAGATGGTTTTCGCCTATCGTAGGAAGTTGGTTTAGCATGCCTGTCCTCTAAGATTTTCTTTAGCCAACTGCTCATCTTTGTTACGCATTGCTTTCATTCTGTCAGCATTGCCATAACCAGCTGCAATCTGCGATCCTTTCTTAGGAACAGAAAGAGGGTTTTTATCGTGAGAATACTCACCTTTAGCTGCTCGTCCAGCACTTCCAGTAGGAGGTTTATAACCAGGATTTTCCTGACCTCCGTAGGTGCTCATGTTTGGCATCATCTTCACAGAAGAAGCCACACCTTTCATCTTTGCCATATTAAACTCCTGTAGTTAATGGGCTTTTTGTCTTCTGAGCATCTTGGGCTAACTTCTGCTCAGCTAGGGCATTTTGCTTTTGACTAATGTTCGCAGCCAGTTCCATGACGTCGAGCAGACGCTTGCGATCCAAGTCTTGAATTTCTTTAACTGTTTTAGCGTTGTCGAGTAGAGCTTTAGCATAGTTTTGTTCTCCTTCAGAAATTCTCTCTCTAGCAAGACCAATGTCTGCGAGAACTCGAGCTCTTCTTTCTTCGGCAAGAGCAGTATTCTGATCAATTTGTGACATCTCAAGAGCAAGTTTGATTTGATCTGCTTCCTCCATCTTCTGCTGCATTTGCTGTTGTTGTTCAGCTTGCTGAGCCATCTTCTCTAGAAGGATTGTTTTTCCTTGAAGAGGAGCCGCTTCTAAGATGTCTTCCCATGGAATAGGAGCTCCAAGAGAGACAAGCTGCAGAAGTTGGTAGTAATAAGCTTCCCTCTGGGTAGTAGTCTTAACAGCTTGTTTAATTGCGCAGTCGTATTCACCAAACTGCCCAGAGAAGAATTCTTCCGTCGGCTCTCTTCCAGTGATTCTAAAGATCTTTCCTGGTTGGTAGTTCTTTTGAATGCACTCCAAAACCAGCATGCCTATGAATTTCTTTGCTTGTTCAAGGTTATCAAATATACCTCTGTTGCCTTTAAGCCCGTTAGAAGCGCGCACCTCCGCGAGCTTCCCAGATACCTGGCTATCACCGGTAGAGCTAAGTCCGAGTAGTTCATCAGACGCCCCAGGGATTTCCATAATGTTTTTGTCGATAATGTCTTGGTACTGTAAGTACCCTGGAGGAATATTCGGTGGAGATATCTCTCTAACGTCGGCATTGACATCGTAGCCATCATTGACCACAATCTGTCTACCCTGACCTGCTTGCAGGAGCATTGTAGGATCAAGCACTGCACCATTCTTTGTAATCCATCCGGTATTGATAATTGATTCCATGAGGTCGATAATCTGACTGTGGCGTCTATTATATTGCCTTTGCGCGTCAACAACCGAACGAACAAGCCCTTGAATCTTAAGCTCATACGTGTCAATTAGGGGTTCATGGTAAAGCAGAATCGGCATGAAAGGGAAGGTGTCAAGCCCAGTAGGATCAGGACCAGAGTAAAGAAGCTTTCCTCCAACGATGATGTTAAGCTCAACACTTCTCTTGTTAGAAGTTATCAACTTAACTTGAGGTGTATAAGCCAGAGTTTTCTTTAATGCTCTTTCTTCTTCTCTCGTTCCGTTCCATTCCTCAGAAACTCCTGTGTCTTCATCCACCAGGTATTTCTGAACTTTGTTGTATCTCCGCCAGTATTGGTCATAAGTGACCAAGTTTTTAGCAATGTAAGTAGAATTATACTGACGATATATCCCCAAGTACTGATATTTGTTGTCTCTAATCCCTGTAGGGATCATGTCTATTTCTTCAGGATCAATCCATGGAAGCAGAGCTTTTACTTGTTCTTTGCTGAGTAAATCTCTAGTAGAGGCTTGATCGCAGTCGGAAAGATCTCGTTTTGTAAAATATGGGTCCAACATAAGGGCGTTGAAAGGCTTCCAATAAAACTTGATATCACCGTTGACCTTATCTTTCGAGTAGTCCATGTAGATGCCAACAATCGCCAGCCCCGTCTTAAGCGAGTGTTCAAAGGCTTCGGAGATGATGTAGTCGGCATTTCCTTTGTCGTATACGTAGTACATAACGTTCGAGAAGAGATCGGCTGTAATTTCATCGCTGCCTTCAACTGGCGCCGTAACCGTTTGTGTCCTGTTTTCCCTTTCATAGCCGGAATATAGATTGATGACGCGTCGAATTTTGTTGAGCTGAAGAACCATCCGATTCTGCCGCTCAAGTTTAGTTCTTTCCAGGTTGGTCCACTGGTCTCCGGCATACATTCTGAGATCACGGTAGGCAGCAGCATAAAAAACTCCCCATGTGCGATACGCATCATAGAAAAACTGTTGCCACTGGAACACTTTATTGTTGTGATCCATGGCTTGGTAACTTGTTCCATCATACTGAGCTGCAAACATTAGACGCTCTTAATAAAATAATTACTTGTCATCAAAGATAAATTTTTTTTGGAACTCTCCGCACCATTCATCTTGAACAACCATTGGAAACCCTGAAACCGTTGCATCAATCCTTTTAGGAGGAAATCTTCTACAGTTACCATAAGATGTGCCATAAGAAACATCATCATCTTCGTAATCTTCTTCACGGTAGAACTTGCAGTTTCCGCATTCTTCTATATCCATTCTTTTCTCATCCTGTTCCACTGCTCAGCAGACATTCCTGTCCCACCGATAAGCCTTTGAATGGATTCTACCCCATAGATTAAAGCTTTAGAACCGTGAGATGCCCAATCGTGGTAACTCCTTTCCCTATAGCAGCCGAGTTTTTCGTTCCACTCTTTTCTAAAGTTTTCAACTGCTCTAATTCCTTTTTCGCATTTCTGGTAATCAAAAAAGAATCGGGGTAACATATTGCGTAAGCATTCAATTCCAAACATCTCATTAGACTGTCTTGGAACGATGTCAACTTTAAGTCCTTGGTCACGTGCAATGTCAGCGAATGACTTTCCAGATCCTTTTTCCCTAGCTGCGGCATCGTGAGGTAGGAAGTGCTTTTCAAAAATGTAGGGTTTAGACTTAAGCCATCGAACATAGTGAGCTAATCCTTCGTCGCTGTTTTCGTAGTAATCGATACAATGG